AATATTAACTATTAAATAAGTACCGCCTGCTGGCGCGGGGTCTGTTGCATAATTTAATCTCATTTGATTTTGACTAGAAAATCTAACTGAACCCGCAGTAGTTCCATTACCCCATAATGTAGTAACAGAATAATTACTACCACTATCTCCGTTAAAACGCATCCAAGGGTCTTCTGCAACGGTATTCATTTTTAATGTTGCAATTATTACTAAATCAGTATATGAACCGCTAATAGAAGTAAAATCTATTGAAGCCGCCGCACTACCTAAAGTAGTAGTCGCTATCTTTTCGTATGTTGCCGTCATTATGACCCCTTAATTCCGTATAGGGCGAATTGTGTGTATTGTTCAAAATTATGTGCGCCATCTACTGTTAAATCAATACTAGTTACGGCAATAGGTGTTGCATACCAAAGAGCAGAAGATAAAGAAATAAATCCAGCACCATTATTATCTGTACCTGCTAATGATCGGATAGTTTTATTTTTATTGGTGTTGGTATAATCTAAAATATCTGCAACTACTACACCGAATTGGCTAGTGTATCCACTTGAAGGCACACAGTTAATGCCTAGTAATCCTTGCGTAGTACTTGAAGTACCTAGTGCAGCCGCGCTAGCACCATCTCCGTAAAGTTGGTGATGAGCATAGGTAGTACTACTTCCATTTAATTTAATTATTAAATCATTTCTAGCCGAACCAGTTCTAGCACTTTTAGCAATACCTCTAATCTGTAAATGTGTATAGGTTGCAGGTATTGAACTAAATGTAATAGTTGCTACTGCTGTGCTAACAGTTACGGTTGCTATAGATTCATAACTATTTGTAGATGGTGCTATGCCTTCTGAAAGGCTGGCGAGGATTGTATTAAGCAATTCCGCCTACCACATACCAAGTGTTAGCAGCTGTTTTAATGCATACAGCTGTTTTATATTGGGCTAAGGTCGGTGATGCTGGTACTGCTCCGCCACTTAATACGGTGGTAGTACCTGAGGTAGTTGCACTAATTGTGCATACGCCTACACCTTTGTTTAGGATCGTGATCGCTGTACCTGTTGGGAAAGCATAGGTCGCATCGGTGGGGATCTTAAAGTCTATAGCTGTAGCTTTATTCATCGGGATAAGTTGCTGATACTCATCACCGCTAGCGGCTGTGTAATTCGCTGTCTTATCAGCTACTACGGTGAAGGCCGGTAGGCCATTCCACATAGAGCTAGTTACTACATCACCGGTAACGCCGGGCCATGTTGCCATTATTTTCTCCTTAGTAAGATAGAACGCCTTGATCGAGTTTGCTATATCCGATAATAAATCCATCTATTACAGGCTCTAGCGTGGTAAAAGTAACCTTAAAACTATTCGGCGTAATGCTGTTGGATACTCCGAATATCTGTAATGTTTTTTCTAAGTTGGATCCGCCGGGTTGAGTGGTACTTACCGTAATCGGATCGAAGAAGTCCAGATCTAAAGCGGCGATAATGCCTGCATTGTAATCTGGAGTATATAAATCTAAAGTAATAGCATCTACTCGAATAGTAGTTTCGGCTCTACTAGCTACGTAGGCACGTGCGTAGTCCAGTGCTACGGCGTTACTTTCCATTAGAAGATTATCTAAGTAGTAACTGTGTAAGAAGTATTTATCTATGCTCGCTTGATTAAGTGCTACCTGAGGCGTTAGGCCTACAGCTGTGATCGTGGCTTTATTAAAGATTAGTACATCGTTAAGAATCCACGCCGCATCGGAGTATCTAATCCCTGCGCCGCTATCTGAGAATAATGTAGGAGTTGCCGCTATAGATCCCACTGTTACATCTCTATCTTGGAATACGAAGGAGCCAGTAGCATCGACATATAGCGCACCATATTCGCTATCGCTGACCGTCTGCATCGCATTTAGAGAAGTACGGTTAGTACCGGGATCATTTTGTAAGGTAGTTAATCCTGCATCTACATCGCGCATTGTTGCAGGCCAGCTAATTTGATCTAGGATCTCATTAATTCGAGTGCCTGATAAATCACCGGCAGAGGCTCCAGCGACGGTAGATATCTGCGCTAATTGGGCTAATCGGAAAGCATCTACAGCTTGAATAACCGTGTAAGCGACATCGGCATCGGCCTCTTTAGGGTAGGTAGTTACATAGCTAGTAATAAATCCAGAGAAGATCGGATAAGTAATACCTTCATAGGTAGCTGTTATCTGTACCTTATTCATAGGAGTAAGTAATTCGTAGTAAGGGCCGCTTACATTCTGAGGATTAAAATCGCCATTTTGATCTACTATCCGAAGGGATAGCGATCCTGTCTGGAATTGATCCGATAGAGCTGTACGGCCTCTATTAGTTTGGATCGTGTTAATTTGATTAGATACATCGACTACCACAGCGGCCGCATCTGCAAGGATATTAGTACCTAGTATTCCCTGATCTAAGATCATGGCTTGCGCGAAGCTTGGGCCAGTTGAGAAGTTAATAACTGCGTTTACTGTAGGCACGGCCATTATGGCAAGCTCCCAGCTGGTGCAGTGTTATATCCGCTTCGGCCTGCGATCTGGATACTCTCTGCTACTAGTTGCGCGAACCTATCGCCGGACGGTGAATTAACTACTAGATTTACGTCTAAAGATCTATTACCTGATTCTCTAGCTCTTTCGGTTGCGATCTCGGATACGTTCATACCTGAGTAAGAAGAAGTGCCTACTAATTGCACTGCTAGATCTTGAAAATATTCAGCCGTTAAAGGTGTAAAAGTCTTAGAAGGTGCAGGCGTACTCGTATCTTCGCCGACTAATTTACCGCCTTGCTTTAATATGAAATCATTTATCTTTGAGATAAGCGCTTTGATTGAGGCTAAAGCAATATCGTATGATGCCGCTAGTTTTTTAGCTGCCTCAGCCGCTTCTAATTCAGCTAGTATCTTCTTGGCTAAGGCTTCGTTATTATCTAGGATTGCTAGCTGAGCCTTTAATCTTAGTTTTACTTCTTCATCTGTAGCAGCATTTAACGCAGCTGTAAGTCCTATGCGTTCTAGATCAAACTTATCTTTAAGTTTATCTACAGCCGTTTTAGCCTTGAGTGCGGCGTTTTCCTGTTTACGATAAGTAACGGCATCTTTAATCTGTTTGTTTTCTGCCTTCTGTAATGGGATACCTGAGTAGCCGCCCATATTTGAAGAAGGACTAGAGCCGCCATAACTTTTAGTAGCTAACTCTGCCACGCCTGAAAGAGCCACGTAACCTATAGCAGCTTTTACAGCTGTAGCGTTTTTACTTGCAACGGCCAGTAATAACAGAGCCGGCTTAAATGAAGGGTTATTAACTACCGAGCCTATTTTATCCGTTAGCTTGGCTAAATTAACTATTACATTAGCTATATTGTTACCTAGATTTTCAAAGTCATTAGATAGATTTGCTATAGATTTATCTGTACTTAAGATAGTTCAAGCATCTAGCAAGCCCTTACCGATAGCCTCAGTAGCGTTATTAGTAGCCACCTTTAGTAAATCCATCTTGCCGGCGTAGGTGTCTAATCGTGCTAACGCTTGGCCCTTAAACTTCGCATCGAGCGCGGCCATGATCTCATTCATATCGCCGCCGGCTATCGTGGCTTTATCTAATCCAGTACCTAACCGAGATAGGGCAGAGGTAGTACCTGAAGCGCCCTTAGCAATAGCAGCTACTACGCTAGCTAAATCTTTACCAGTACCGGCACTTACATTTAATGCAGTTTCTAACGCCTTCTGGCTAAGGGTTACAGATCCAGTAGCGTTTAATAATGTTTGAAATGCTGGGCGTAATTGATCGTCTAGTACCCCGTAAAGATCCTGTAGCTCTGCTATGTACGCTTCTACCTCATTGATACGAAAGGCGTTGCCGGTATTTTGTAATTGTACGGCTAAAGACTTAGCGGCCTTCTCATCTGCGGCGAACGCGTTTATAGCTTTCTTACTAAAGGCTAAGATTTGATAAGCGCTAAAGGTTGCGCCTAAGGTACGGCCTAACTTCGCTACAGATTTATCGAACGCAGAGATATCTTTCTTACCCTTATTAAGAGCTTTACCATTCCACGTTGCTAACGCCGATACGATTAAATTGGCCACTATGCGGCTCCGCGTATCTGTGTGCTCTTATTAAAGTTATCCGCTGTTGCATTAACAGCATCTAAAATCGCTTTATATACCTTAGGACTATCTTCGGCCCAAGCTCTATAGATTAAGCGGCCTTTAGTTTTACGGCCACCGCTTCTAACTTCTTTCATCTTAGGCTGTGAAGTAACAGGCGGTAGATCGGTTACGAATTGATAACCAGCGAAAGGATTAGCCGAGCTGTAAGTCCTAGTAGATCTTCTTCTACCTCTGCTCTTACCTTCAAATCCTTCAACGCTTCCACCTTCACCCGAAGATACTCGCATAAATGGTGCGCGGCCTTGCGGATTTAATCTGCCCGAAGTTTCGTAAATAGATCCGCCGGGATTATTGTTATAGACGTAGTTACTTACTCTAAAGCCATTCTTAAAAGTTCTATTCTCGCCTTCTGCATAATCTATGCCGCCTTTAGCCTTATCTGAATCAAAGCTAGGGAAAGGTCTGTAACCAGGTTTAGGTTGAGCTGTTTTAGTCCAGCCTGATAACACTTCACCGTTAGAAGGTACAAAGCCTCGCGCTTTGTTTCTAATTCCTAACATCGCAGGCCTAATAGCTGCGCTTATTCTTTCTTTCATATCCTCATCGATATAGTTCAAGCCTTTTAGAAGATCATTAACGCCGGCCACGTGGAGCGGCTTTACTTGCGGCATTTTTAATCTCCTTAGCTCTATCTCGTAATACTTGAATAATTGCTTCAAGCATTTGTGGATCCATATCTATAAACTCTTTAGGCGGTATCCCTAATTCCACAGATAGCGCGGCTATCGTGTAGGTCATCGAATCCCGCTGTGTTATTTTTTTTCTTCGTCCATTACTTCGACGGTATCTAAACTGTCAATAAACTCGATCCCGAAGGTAGGCACGGTTATATTGGCCCTGCGTAAACATTCCCAAGCAAGCCAGTAAATATCGGTTTGCTTTTCATCTTCACGCAGAGCTTTACTAATACCCATGTTTCTACGTAACTCAAAGGAAAACTCAATACCCGGCGTAATTTTGTGCTCTGTAACTTCGCCGTTAGCCCTTGTTATTTTTAGTTTTGCCATTATTGCTCCTTAGAAGGTTCCTGTAGTGGTTTGTACTACTGTGGAATTACATGTAAAGGAAATGCTGCTCGAATTAATCGATGCGACATCTCCGCTAATAGGGGTTAAGTTATTTATTAAAATCGATACGGTGTATAGCGGATTTGAAGCGCTTACAGCTGTACCTTTTACTGGGATTAACACCGCTGTTACAGTAGTACCGTATGCGGCTTGAAGTGTTGGTGTTACCTGTGCAGCTGCAAAGTCATTGAAGAAGTCTAGAGATAGGGTAGAAGCCTCTAGGCCTTTTACGAACTTATGCGCTGTATCGCCAAGTGAAGTTATCTCTAGCTCATCGAAAACTTGAGATAGTGTCGCACTTGATACGTGGTCTGAAATATCTACTGAGTTGATTTTTACGCCAACCAGCGAATTAAGCATTACTGCCATGTTATTCCTCTTTCTCTGCGA